GACATTATTGAGTATGATTGGAATATCTTTTAGGAACCCAAGTTCTTGAACTGGTGTCATAGTCAATGTATAATCAGGATTGAAGTATGGCATAATCTGTTCGGCTATATGATTACCATCATCAATAGTTTTAGCATATACATTCAATTCAAAGTTTATATCATATGGCACGCCCATATATTGTGAAGACACACGGGATGCATTATCACCCTTAGCCATTCTAAGAAGTGAATTTTGTTTTCTGCTGGCATCATAGTTTATACCAGTTATTTCAAAAGACATTCTCGGTAATATGTTTTGAAGTTCACGTAGCAGATCAGGATCAGATTCAAGCCTAGTGACAAAATGATCTTTGGGACCATATACAATAGGTACTTTCCATCTCTTTATCTCTGTGTTACTATCTTTTTCTGTTCGTACAAGAGCTATATTATTGAATATCGTTCCAAATATTATAACATACTTGCGCAACAGTTTATAGTAAAAATACTGATCCGATAGCATTATGGCGTTCCAAACGGATTTCGTTCTGAGAAGTCAATGTAAGTATTGGCTTCCGTTTCTATTACTTTGTTATCAAACAGATCATAATAAGCTGGTCCACTAAACTTGTCGGTAGACATTATGGTCATTGTCACATTTGAATCTATACCTTTGATTGGTGTGTTGTTAGCAAATGTGCCTTTGATTGTATTGATTGTAATAATCTTGAGATTTGGATCCCAATTAGCTACTTTAGCTGTAGCTGTAGCATATGTGAGATTGCTGCCTTGATATACAGTTTCACCCATTCTATAGTTACCAGAACCAGAAACATTAAACTGTAGATTAAAGACATAGTTGTCTGGAATCTGATCAATATCGTCGATACCTGTATTCATGTTTTCATTAGCATATCTGAAGTTTTCACAACGCAATTCGTAAATATATGGATATTTTCTACCAAGTGTGAAGAATAGCAACTCATCTTCAACGAACTTGATTTCCAATACCTTGTTCATAGCAGGAACAAAAAGTAGATCGCCCTCTCGTGGTCTTATTGCTATGTTGCTTGGAATATATCTTTCAAATGTTTTCTTAGCTATAACAATGTTTGTATTTTCGTGAATTTCGAGACCAAACTTAGAGAAGAAATCGCCATCACCCTCATAACCCTCAACATTAGCAATATACATTTCCATTTGATAAGCACGATCAAACTTTGATTGAATGTTCTCACCGAAGATTTGATCTGTAGTATCCCAAGATTCACGAGGCATATAGTATACATCGTGCCCCATTATTTTTATTGACTCTACGATAACATCTTCATAGAGTCTTTGTTCGTTTGTTTTATATTTGGGTGAATATGAATTAAAGTAATGGGAAGTTGCCATGTTTTACCCCAAAATAAATTGTGGCGGCTCTTCGTGGGTAGCCCTGATCAGTTGCTCTAAGTCTTGAATTTCTTGTACAGCTTCATTATATATCTGTTGACCATTCATGGTAATACCACCAGGTAGCTGCATACCTTGAAACTTCTTCATATTGTTACCCCACTGCTTTTTGATATAAGCAGTAGCCAGTTTCTTTAACATTCTGTCATTATACACTTTTGTATACGCATCTGGATCGATGATAATAAATCCTTCCACAACAATAAATTCGTTGGTATCGACCTTTGTTTGCCAATCCCAATCAATGAATAACTTATTAGTATGTCTGTTGAAACGAATTGGTGTTTCTCCAGAGAATAATAGATCAAGCGTTCTGATATGTTGTTGAGTCAAAGCATAGTTGACATATGACGTAGATGTGAAATCATATAATTCATGAAGTCTTAGTTGGTATCTCAAGTCAAACATATTGACTGTAGCATTGGTAGAACCAAAAGGAAATACTCTGGTAATACCAATGATATTATCTGGAACTGTAATAAATCTATTTGCTATGTCTTCGTCTGTAATTTGATGCTTAAAATACCATCTTTCTACACCATCAACATGGAAGTCTCTGTAATATTGGAAAGCAAGGTCTATAGCATCTTCAACTTGTTCATCATCTACATTTATTTCAAGTACAGGAAAGCCGAGTTGGCGAAGACACCAATCTTTTAGTTGCTCTCTTGATGATGGATTTGACATTTAATACCTTTTTTATTTTATTTATTTAACAACTAATGTTTTAGATACTACATCAGTATATTTGCCTATACCTACTTGAACTTTTACTTTTTCACCACTAGAAAGTCCTAGAGGAATAAATTTAAGTTTACCTTTTCCATTCACAACATCAAATTTACTATGAGAAATGTAACCTTTATTAGTTTTTACTGTTGCTTCAAAATCAACATATTGCTCAACTGAATTGATATCTCTATATGTGAAACTTAATGCAGTTCCAGTTTGATCTACTATATCATCTTCTGATGTAAGAAGACATTTTGGTATACCAGAATTTGGTATATGTGGTCCAATATAATCTGGTTTGTAAGGAATAATTTGACCAGAGCTATCTATCGTAGTCACTTCTATTGGAACATAATCTTCTTGCTGTATCACCTGTAAAACAGCATCTTTAAAATTTTTAGTTTCTGGAAAAAATAACATAGATACTACCATATCCAAAGATGGATGTAGATGATTTAGGTATTTATTCTTGGAGACATAACTTTGTACATGTTGATCAAATGGGCTTAATGCTGTAGATTTGAAATATGATAATTCTTTTCCATCCACATTCACTTTTACTCCAACTTTAAATATATTACTCAATGGAAATGCAAGATTTATGAACGGTCTAAATTCATTGCTAGATTTTAAATCTTTTAAAACAAATGTAGTTCCGTTGAGTGTAAATTCATTTTCAGTCACATGAATTTTAATTTCAGCATTTGATTTTTTCTTAGCATCTGTTAGTAGTTTATACATTAGTGAATCCCCATATATTCATACGTTCTTCTGGTAAATTATAATTGATTGCTTCTATTTTATATGGTAGCCATCCAGTCAACATCTCAACAGCTACAGCAAAAAATGAAATATGATCTGAATATGCATTATCACAGCTTTTCTTGAATAAATCTTTTTGTAAAAACATGCAAGACCCTTTACAAGCCTGAAGAACTGGACAATTAACACATTCTTCTCTGAACGACCAATGAGTTGCTGTATGTAATTTAACTTTATCCATATTAGAAACATGACCAATTAAATGCGATCTTCCGTTTGGCGCTGTAGAAACAGCAGATACATTTTGACAGGTCAACACATTTCCTCGTAAATCTACTGATATAGTATCTTCTCTATCCATACCACATTTTTGACCTAATACTTCAGCACTTCTTTGTGTGAGAATAGATTCAAACCATTCGTTCATTCTTTTATTAACAACATTAAATTTATGATTTTTACCTTGTCTTATTTGATGAGCAGTTAATTTTCTTAGAGTTATATGTTCATTATGAGCAGACAATGAGGTTTCAATTCCACCTTCGTCGTAAGCATCGATAAATCCACCTTCACCAATAGAAAATTGATCTGTTCCCAATAGGTTTTGAAAAAACTGTTGTATTTTTTCTCTGTCCATATTATGTTTATTTATCATAGAATTGAAAGAAACTTTATCTGGTCTTCTTTTGAATAACTCTAATATGATCTTTTTTTGTTCAGGATCATCTAATGGATCTGGACCTCTGACGAATTGTCCTGGACCATCATGAGAAATACCAACACTTATGTCTAACTTTTCTATCCAACCGATTATTTCTTCTGTAAGAATAGAACCATTGGTTATTATAAGAAATTTGGCTTTCGGAAATTTTTCCCTTAATTGTTCTGCTAAAGGTTTTAAAGTTTTCCAATATACAAATGGTTCGCCGCCCCAAAATTCAATAGTTTGAGGTTCTGATTTACACCAAGTGTCCATATTTGATAAGAATTTTTCAACATAAGTATTATTAGTTTCAGGGGCATTAGGAACAAATCTCTGAGAACAATAAGTGCATGAATAATTACAAGAAAGACCTAATTGAATTTTAAGGTTTCGTATAGATGTAGATTTTTTAGCTGGCGTTTGTTCTGATGTTTTAAATGCTTGGTAATTACATTTATGCAGTTTGTCGTCACCATATTTAACAGGCGTTCCATCAAAATTTAATAATTCTGATGTCATATTATCATATATTAGTTTGCCTTTTTCAATATCTACACTTTGATCATCTTTGATTATTGGTCTTGTACATAATAATTCAAATTTCATATTATTAACCTTTTTTAATTACCATTACTACAAGCACAAGCACAATCACAAACACAATCACATGCACAAGCGCCACCAGTTCCATAAAAATTTGCAAAAGATATTGTGCCTGAAGGAAAATAATATATCGTTCCATTCACAGAAGCAGAATAATATGGACCATTTCTAAAACTATTCAAATTATAAACATAACCGCCATATAGTGTATAAAATTCGGCGGCAATTTGTGCCATAGTAATTGTTCCAGAAGATTGTAATGTCATTGATTTAATTTATCCTCTATCGCACTCAATCTTTCGTCAAGTTTTTTGATTGCTTCAATGAGAACTGGAATAATTTTATCTGGCAATACTGTCAAATAATTTTCGCCAGATTTGGATATCGGTTTACCATCAACAAAATCGGTATCAAATG